GGGCCTCACGATCCCTCAGACTGATCTCAACGGCCTTGCGTGCAAGCCCAGTATTGCGATCATCGTGGCTGAAGGCGCAGCAGTGCGCTGGCGCGATGACGGCACGGCGCCTACTGCATCCGTAGGTATGCCGCTGGCTACCGGCGTCACGTTGCAGTATGACGGCGATCTGTCGCAGATCCAGTTCATCGAGCAGGCTGCCAGCGCCAAGCTGAACATCTCTTACTACTCGTAAGGAACGGCCATGAACGTGTTTGGTGATGGCGGCTCGATGGATTCGGGCAAGTTTCTGGAGTACGTCGCCACGCAACTGGCCAGCGACGTTGCCACCCTCGTCAAAACCCGCGACGAACTGGCCAAGCGCCAAGGCGCGCTGACGGCGGTTGACGAGGCCAACAAGATGAAGGCCAAGGCGCAGACTGCGCTGGCCAAGTCGCAATCGCAGGCTGACGCTATTCTTGCAGACGCCAAGGTTGAGTTCGACAAGGCGCTGGCGGCCAAGGCCGAGCAAGACGAGCGTAAGGTTGACCTTGACAACCGCGAGCGAGCGTTCAACCAGCAGTATTCGGCCCAAAGCGCAGAGATGACTCAGCGGTTTGCCGAACTCAAAACCCGTGAGCAGGCTGTGGCGGATATGGAGTCTCTGTATTCCGCCCAACTGGCCGACCTGCAAGTTGAAAGAATGGCTTTGGAAGCCCGCATCAGGGCGTTCCAAGATAAGGTTGCAGCTTTGTCGGCTTGATGTAACATATTCACAACCGTACTGGCGAGGTTCACCAGGGCTCACTACGAGCAACCATGACTGAAGACGTTCAAGCGGAAGTTCAAATCCCCGCGACGGAACCCGAAGCGACGGCCGCACCGGAAGTTCCTCAAGAACAAGCGCCGGAAGAGAAGCCTGCTGCCAAGACGTTCACTCAAGAAGAGTTGGACGCCATCGTCAGCAAGAGGCTTGCGAGAGAGCAGAGAAAGTGGGAACGCGAACGGGTACAGCAGCCCGCTGCGCAGCCGCCAAAGGAAGTCCCGCCTGTCGATCAGTTTGAGAGCCCCGAAGCCTACGCCGAGGCGTTGGCCGAGAAAAAGGCCCAAGAACTCATCGCCGCACGGGAACGCCAGCAGCAGCAAGCGCAATTGCTGGAGGCATATCACGACCGGGAAGAAGCCGCTCGGGAGAAGTACGAAGACTTTGAACAGGTCGCGTACAACCCCAAGCTGCCGATCACTGATGTGATGGCTGAAACGATTCAGGCTTCCGATATTGGCCCCGACGTAGCTTACTACCTCGGAACCAATCCGCAAGAAGCCACGCGCATTTCTCGCTTGACACCGTTTCTGCAAGCCAAGGAAATCGGGAAGATCGAAGCCAAACTGGCTGACAATCCGCCCGCAAAACGAACCACATCCGCACCGGCGCCTATCACACCTGTCACCGCCCGCGCAGCCGCCAACCCGAGCTACGACACGACCGACCCGCGCTCCATCAAGAGCATGAGTACGTCAGAGTGGATCGAGGCTGAACGAGCCCGACAGATGCGTAAGATGCAAGCGCAGATGAACCGCTAAAACTTGAAAGGACTTCATCATGGCGAATAGCCTGCTTACCATTGACATGATCACCAGGAAGGCCCTGGAGATCCTGGAAAACAACCTCGTTCTGACCCGCAACGTCAATCGTCAGTACGACGACTCGTTCGCGGTCGAAGGGGCCAAGATTGGCTCCACGCTGCGTATCCGCCTGCCGGACCGCGCTCTGGTGTCTGACGGTGCCGCTCTGGTCACCCAGGACGACAACGAGCAGTACACCACCCTGTCGGTGTCCTCGCAGAAGCATATCGGCGTGAACTTCACGTCCGCCGAACTGACGATGCAGTTGGACGACTTCGCGGATCGTGTGCTGAAGCCTCGTATCAGCCAACTCGCTGCCAGCATCGACGCTGACGTTGCCAACGCTTTCAAGAGCATCGGCAACAGCGTCGGCACCCCCGGCACCACCCCGGCCACCTCGCTGGTTCTGCTGCAAGCCCAGCAGAAGCTCAACGAGAACGCCGCTGTGATGAACCCCCGCTATGCCACCGTCAACCCGGCCGCCAACGCCGGTCTGGTGGAAGGCATGAAGGGCCTGTTCAACCCGACCGACACTGTTTCCAAGCAGTTCAAGAACGGGATGATGGGCACGGGCGTGCTGGGCTTCGACGAGATCAACATGTCTCAGTCGATCAAGCAGTTCACGACTGGCTCGCGTACCGCTACCGGCGGCACGACCTCGGCGGCTGTGTCTTCCGAAGGCGCGACGACCATCGCCATCACCGGCGCTGGCGCCAGCACCACCGTGAAGGCTGGCGACGTGTTCACCGTGGCTGACTGCTACGCCGTGAACCCGCAGACCCGTGAGTCCACCGGCTCGCTGTTCCAGTTCGTGGCAACTGCCGACGTCGCTCTGAGCGGCGCTGGCGCTGGCAACATCACCGTGGCCCCGATCTACTCGTCTGGTCACGCTCTGGCCACCGTGGACGCGCTGCCTGGCAACAGCAAGGCTGTCACGTTCGTCGGTGCGGCTTCCAGCCAGTACCCGCAGAACCTCGTGTACCACAAGGACGCCATCACGTTCGCCACCGCCGACCTCCTGCTCCCGCAGGGCGTTGACATGGCCTCGCGTGCCGTCCACAACGGTATCAGCCTGCGTATCGTGCGCCAGTACGACATCAACAACGACCGTATGCCCTGCCGTATCGACGTGCTGTATGGCTACGGTGTGATCCGTCCCCAGATGGCTTGCCGTCTGTGGGGTTGATCGGTCACTGAACACTGAAAGGAAATCATCATGGCTATTCCTAATGGTGCTGGCGGTTATCAGCTTGGTTCTGGCAACCGCGGCGAAACCGTCATGGGGTACGCGGCTGCTCCGCAGACCGCTACCGCTACCGCGACCCTGAGCGCCGCTCAGTTGATCGGCGGCATCCTGTCTGCGAACCCGTCCACCTCGGCGGCGACGTACACGATGCCGGCGGCGTCCACTCTGGACACCGCGCTGCCCAACGCTGTTGCTGGCAGCACGTTCGATCTGGCGATTGTCAACATCGGCACGTCGAGCGGCACGGTCACGCTGTCCATGGGTTCTGGCACCGGCTTCACTGACGGCGGCAACGCTGTGGTGGCCGTGGCTACGACCTCCAGCGCACTGTTCCGGTTCCGCAAGACCGCTGACGGCGCGTACACGGTGTACAAGATCGCCTGATAACCGGGGGGCTTCGGCCCCCCTCTTTTGAAAGGACCGATCATGCCGAATACCAAGGCCGTAGGCGTCGCCTTCAGCGACCCGGAGTTTGAGAGCGTTACCGTTACGGGGGCTATCACCGGCGCAAGCGTGGCGGTGACTGGCAAGCTGAACGGCACGCAACTGGACTTGAACGCGCCCGTCACCAAGACGGCTTCGTTCACGCTGGGCGACACCGAGAACTTCGTTGTCTGCAACGGCGCGGGCAGCATCACCGTCACGTTCCCCACTGCTTCGGCCAACTCTGGCCGCGTGGTGTGGATCAAGACGATTGCTGCTCAGACCGTGGTGTCTGCGTCATCCAACGTCAAGCCTATCGGTAGCAATACCGCCGGCACGGCCATCCTCGCGGCGTCTGCCGGCGCGTGGGCCATGCTGGTGTGCGATGGCACCGACTGGATCGTGATGGCGTCGTAACCTGATTCCCGCCCATGCCTGTCATCTATCTGCGACATCCTAAGCACGGCGCCAAAGTGGCGACGATGGAAATGGAGGCTCAGAATGATGAACTGCATGGGTGGGAACGCTATACTCCGGGCCAAGAGTCTGAGCCTGCCGAACTGAACCAGATTCGCAGGCGCGGACGTCCTCGAAAGGAGCCCGAGAATGCCGACGACGGCGGGTGACCAGATCAATCGCGCCCTGCGTCTGCTGGGCGTTTTGGCTGAAGGCGAGACGCCTTCTGCTGCCGTTTCGCAGGACGCGCTGACGGCTCTCAACCAGATGATCGACTCCTGGAACACGGAGCGGTTGTCGGTCTTCTCTACTCAAGATCAAGTCTTTAGCTGGCCAGCGAGCACCATCAGCCGCACGCTGGGGCCGTCTGGAGACTTCGTGGGCAACAGGCCCATTCTGCTGGACGACGCGACGTACTTCCGCGATCCCGGCACCAACGTCAGCTTCGGCATCAAGCTGATCAACCAGCAGCAGTACGACGGCATCGCGGTCAAGACCGTGACCTCGACGTACCCGCAAGTGCTGTGGTTGAACATGACGTACCCCAACATCGAGATGTACATCTACCCGGTGCCCACGCGGCTGCTGGAGTGGCACTTCATCTCGGTTGAGGAACTGACGCAGCCGGCCACGCTGGCCACCACGCTGGCCTTCCCGCCAGGCTACCTGCGGGCGTTTGCGTACAACTTGGCCATGGAGATCGCCCCTGAGTTCGGCGTCGAGCCGTCGCCGCAGATCGTGCGTATCGCCATGACCAGCAAGCGCAACTTGAAGCGCATCAACAACCCCGACGATGTGATGAGCCTGCCGTACTCGCTGATTGCGACGCGCCAGCGATTCAACATTTTTGCTTCGAATTACTGACATGGCTAACGTCAAGATCTCCCAACTGCCAGCCGCAACCTCCCCGGTTGCGTCAACTGACGTTCTGCCGGTCGTGCAGAGCGGTGTGACCAAGAAGGCCGCCATCAATCAACTG